ATGGGCAAGACTACTGAGCGTTGTAGTCAAGAGATACGAAACATTCAAAACTTAATACAATTTTTTGTTACACATGGATTCGAGCTGTTCACACTTGGCATAGCTATCATTGCCGAGTTATTAATCGCAATTTTTATTCATTAGTCAGCAGTGCGGCAGATGTGGGATTGAGCCCCCGCATCTGCTTTTTTGTGTTTACACAATAACACATACTTTAATTTATATCCAATAAAAAACCACACCTAAATTAATAGATATGGTTAATTCAATATTACTTTTCAGACTTCTTGTTAATTTTTTCAGCAACCTTATCAACAATATTGTCGGTTTTTTCTTTGGCTTGTCCAACCTTTTCTTGAATCTTACCTTTTAGCTCTTTCTTATCATCGTCAGTTGCTTTTCCAACTGTCTCATTAGTTTTTCCTTTAATCATATCTTTTTTGCTATCAGTACTCATATTAACATCTCCTTTTGAATATATTCTTAATGAACCTTTTTTTTGCAATTCATCGCCAGCTTTATCAATACCTTTAGCAGCAACAATAGTTCCTCCTATAAGTACACCTCCGACGATCAATGTACTAACAGCCATGAAAGCAAAAACATTCTTTAATATACCCATGATATGATCCTCCTCAAGCTTTTTTTCTTACTACGAAGGATACAATCAATACAAGAATGATTGCTCCAATCAACGATGGAACGATTGCCATTCCTGCAAGTTGCGGACCCCATGATCCTAATATTCCTTCACCAATGAAGGATCCCACAATACCAGCTATTATGTTAGCAATCCACCCCATAGATTCTCCTCTATTGGTAACTGCGCCAGCGATTGCACCAATAACTGCACCTACTATTAGAACCCATAACCAATGCATAAAATCACTCCTTTTTATATTTATAACTTAGATGCTAATATATTGAGACTATTTTTGCAAATTATACACAAAAAAAGCCCACATCTAAATTAATAGATGTGGGTATTATTTTATTTATAGACCCTATACAAACATATTTTGTAAAAAGCCTTTTTTCTGTTTCTTAAGCAAGTCCAACTTACGTTGATGAAGGGTAATAGTGTCATCAAGTTGTTTGAAGAAGGTACCGATCTTTTGTTGTTCTTCAATACTTGGTACTGAGATAGGCATCTTAGCCATTTGTTTACCTGATACTTCTATAAATGTCGATCCAGCACCATTTATTTCACCGTAATGTTTTAATTCAGAAGTTCGAGAAAATATAAAATAGCTATTAAGCAAGTCTTTGTATGGAACAATTGATTGAAAGCCTTGATTAGTACACCCTTCTTTTGCAAGAATAGCAGTGTTTCCAATACCTGCACGTGATGTAAAGAGCACTGTTCCCACTGGTAATATATGAGCTGAACTTTTTTGTAAACCAAGTCCAGTGATCTTTTTTTGACTTTCATCGATATAAATCTGGTTACCGATTTCAACGGGTGAGTACCAATCAATATCACCGTTCCAGTATTCAGAAACATTAGTGCTTGGAGTTCCACCACCGATAATATCTGCGACTTCTCCCAACTTACGCTGTACCCAAGGATCAGTGAAGCCTTTAAATCTTAATTGCGGATATTTAGCTTGCTTATCCTTCATTATTTTTCCTCCGGTTTAATGTCTAAGGCAATTTGGATGATAAAATCCGTAGTGATTGCTTTTTGTGTAACTACTGCCTTAGCTCTGGCAAGCTAGCGAATTCGTCTTGGTTAGTAGTCACCGTCTTAAACAAATCAAGGATATCATAATTCCGTTAAAGGTGCTAAAGGCGCACTTACACATAGAATTTATTCTATGTTGTTTTAGACCCATTAAAAATCTGTATCAGAAGTCGCCGTTGGCGACAACAAAATCAAACTAATTTACCCAAGTTTTTGAGGGGTTATTTGATAGTTATAGCCCCTAAACAAACATCTTTTGTAGATACCCTTTTTTAAGTTCTTGGAGTTTTTCAAGCTTACGCTGATGAAGATCGATAGTGTCATCTAGCTGTTTAAAGAATGAACCTATTTTTTGTTGCTCTGAATTATTCTGAGGAATCGATAGTTTCAGTTCAGTCAACATGTCCATAACAATGTACGGAATATTTCCTGTACGAGCTTCCTGTTTTATTTTTTTAGGCAGCTTATTTCCAATTTCTGAAAATATAAAACTTCTATCTACTAGAAACTCTTGGAGCACATAAGTTCGTTGATAGGCATTGAACTTATTATCCGCTAAATGCATGTATCCAACTGTTGCTCCATTACCTGCAATTGTAATGGACGGTCCTTCAAACGCTGCTACATCGATCCTATATTTTTTAATTCCAGAAGTATAAAAATCATACTTGCCATTTTCAACCATTGCATTTGCATCTAATTTCCCGGTGCTTATTTTAGTAATATCTCCTAACTTACGCTGTTCCCAAGCGTCAGCAAACCCTGCAAATCTTAATCGTGGGAACTTGCTACCATTTTTAGGGAACAGTTTCTGCAAATAGCCCTGTTTAAGTTCCTTAAGCTTAGCTAACTTACGCTGATGAAGGGTGATGAGGTGGTCAAGTTGTTTGAAGAAGGTGCCGATTTTTTGTTGTTCATCTAAGTTAGGAACTAAAACTGATTGCTTCAAAAAATCCTTAGAGACCAAATTATTCATCATAGTCGCTTTTGTAGTAGACATTCTCAATTTTTGTCCCATAATATCTTCATAATGAATAAAATATTTCCAATAGTTCAAGTCATACTCCGATATAGGCCTAAAAACATCAAAAACATGAGAAACAATTCCGTCACCTATGGTATTTTCAACGAAGCGTCCATAAGCAAAGTTCTTGCTTTTATGGCCTTCAAAAGCAATATCACCTAGACGGAAAATGTTATACGTCTCCATATATTTTTCATCTGACTTCGAATCATTAGGTTTATAATACATATTTGCTACCGAAATTATTCGGTCTGATTCAAAAGATAAATCATTTTTTTCAATGACCTTCTTATACAAAGTCTTAAACGAACGCTGTACCCAAGGATCAGTGAAGCCTTTAAATCTTAATTGCGGATATTTAGCTTGCTTATCCTTCATTATTTTTCCTCCGGTTTAATGTCTAAGGCAATTTGGATGATAAAATCCGTAGTGATTGCTTTTTGTGTAACTACTGCCTTAGCTCTGGCAAGCTAGCGAATTCGTCTTGGTTAGTAGTCACCGTCTTAAACAAATCAAGGATATCATAATTCCGTTAAGAGGTCTAAAGGCACACTTATACCATATAAAAACAAATAGCCCCCAATATCTACATTATAGATATTGGAGGCTATTCTCTCAATGTTTTTGAGGGGTTATTTTGTAACCTTTTATCCCTTGAATCCAGAACCTTGCTGAAATTTAACTGGGATATATTCATCTGTGGATACTTGGTAGCACCAGCCAACGTTAGGTACCTTAAATAGTTCTTCACCGGTTGCCCATGAAGTGCCACCTTTAAATACTTGGTTGCTGTCTTTTATGCTTTGACCTTTAGAATTGTATGCATTAACTCCGTAACCGTCTAAATAGTTAATAACAATCTTGCCCGCCTTGTCAGTGACAGACTGTGGAATGTAAGTATCATTGCCGATTTTAAAGTATGCTTTTTTATCACGTACTAGAATATCAGCTGATTGCCATGCCGTGCCACTAAGGATATCAGTCCCAATATGAGGAACGCCTTTGCTACTTGTTGTGGTAAATGCTTTGAAGTAGTCAGCTGTCACAGTCACCACATTATTAATAGTGGCTTTCTTCTCTGGTTCGGGCTCGTCATCAAATCCGTTTGCAAGGTCATATGCTAACTGTGATTTAGTGATACCCATGCTTGCAAAGTAAGGATAAGGGTCAACGTGGTCGCCGCCAAAATTATTAGTTACCCATTGATGTGTCTTGATTCCATTGCCACCACTATCCAGAGTGAGTGGGATACCGTAAGCATTAGCGTAGTAGCGAGTTACTTCCACATACAACCGATAGGCTTCTCTAAATTGTTGCTTGTCTCCTGTTCTTGCAAACTCAATTTGTACGGGTGCATACGGGTTGGCTGTTAACGCTCCCCACGATACATAGCCTGGTTCACCAATTTGGTAAACTTGAGCCTTGCTATCCATATAACCTACGAAAAACTGGACGTAAGCATTGCCATAATTGTTGTGCATAAACTGTACTTCATGTAGTAACGCTTGTGGATCTCGCTTGTCGTTATTATTACCTGATTCGTGGAGGATAATAAAACGGTTAGAAGCTAGCCGTGTATCACCTTGGTAATCGCCTAGTGCGTATGTCTTATTAATGATATTAGGATTAAACATATTCTATCCTTTCATATCCAGATTTTTTTGTTCTTTAGTTGGTTTCCACTCGGTAGAATATCCACCAGCAACACCTTTGATACCAGTGAATAATCCTGCTGTGGAAGCACCAACTAGGAAACCAGCAAGGCAAGCCTTACCTAGTTCTTGCTCGTGGAAAATCAATCCAATAATCAATCCAGAAAAAATACCCACAGCCATTGCGATAAATGGCATGTAGGTATTTTTAATTTTAGTTTGTTTTAATGCTTGAGTAATTGCGTAAACAATCACCGCCATAATGACTAACTCCGCTGAGTTAATCAAGTTCATTCCCATAATATAATCCATTAATTTTCACTCTCCCAATCTTGAAATTTACTATTCAAGGCACTCATTTGCCTTGTTAGTTGATCAATGATTTTACTTTGTTCATCAATTTTCGCATTTAGTTTTATAACTTGTTCTTTCAACTCGTCCCGTTCATCAGTTATCTTATCTAATCTATCCCACATGATATCAGTGTGTTCAGCGTATACAGATTCATTTGAACTAGTGTTCTTTAACTTCTGTCCCCAAACACCAAACACACCCGACACGATAGCGCCACCGATAGCCGAGATAATAATCTTCAGCGTATCGTTCAATGTGATACGCCCCAAACGGATTCGACCATCACACGCAACACTATGAAACCTGTGATGATAGTTGTGTATCTGGGGATAGTAAAAGAACCAACTATATCATGTAGTAAAAAGATTATGAAATAGAAGGTCCAAATAAATAGAAGTGTAAATGTAACGACTGCCTTGTTTGCTTCCGTAAAGTGTTTGGACAATGATATGAGTGTGACATAGAATCCCACAATCATTAACACGATAGCAAACGGTGGGTCATCAACAAGTTTGACGAATACGGGCATGTGCGGAGGTTGATCAATAAAATTATTTTCTAACCCGAACAACATTCCTAGGATAAAAGTCTCCAATCCTGTGATAGTCCAGAACCTGTTCTCTCGCACGTATTTCATGTCGTCACCTTCTTTAGTAGACTTCTACAGAATCAATGAGTGGCAATACAGTGTAATTAGCAGAGCCCATATGTTGCCATAGATATCCATATCCAAACGTAATTTCTACGGTAATGTCTTCTAAAATGATCTATTTTTTCTTTCATATATGTCCACCGCTATACCACATCTTTTTGATTTACATATTCATTTGTAGAAATCCTTAAGCCATAAATGGTGTTACCATTATTATCAATACCACTAATAGAAGCGTCTACATGGAAAGTGCCACTAACTGATCTAGAAACATTTTGTAGACAATCATTATATAATCTTGGATTTGAGGCTGAAATAGTTACATCATTATAATTACCCTTGATAACTTTAGTCACATCATAACCTTTGATCCATTCATCAGTTGAAATTTGATAATAGTCTTCTCCGTTATAAGTTCCATAGTGTGACACCTGGAAATCTTGTCCTGCTGATATCGTTCTGCCAGGCACTCCTGATTTACTAATAACTTTTGAATCTCTAATAACACCAACTTTTTCCAGGTTAGAACTAGTTGCGTTTATTCCAGTAATAACAGTTGTACCAGTATTTCCTCCAGTATTTCCAGTTGTACCAGTATTTCCTCCACTACTTCCAGTTGTCGTATCACGACTATCAATATATTCATTTGTAGAAATTCTATATGCTGTAATATCTCCATAAGTCATAACCATATCAGCAGGATATGGGACCACAGTTAGAGATCTAGATACATCCTTGCCACAGCTATTATAAAGACGTGGTGATGTCGAAGAAGGTGTAACTGTAATAATCTTTGGTGTTACATACGTCACCTCATTTGAATACACCCATTCGTTTGTGGATACACGATAGACAGTTTTATTGTTTAAAATAGCTGAGATATCTGTTGCAAAATTTTCTCCACTATCTAAAGTACGTGAAACGGTCCCATTTCCAAGGTATGCAGTTACTGTACTTGGTATACCAACGAAAGAACCTGATGGTAATGACTGTTTATTAGTAACTTCTCCATCGCCGTTCAACTTCTTTAGCATTGCATCGATTTCATCTCTAGTATAATAATTTAATAATTGATCTTTAGTTACTATGTTATTCTTAGCAATCTGATCAGTAATATTATCAATTGCTTGTTTCAATCCATCATATTTATCAGTTGCTTCTTTTGAAATATCATTAAAGTAATTGATTGTATTTTTTACTTTTTCATCGACTTGAGAACTAAAAGGATCGCTGCCAATATTCAAATTATAAAAATCATTCGGTAAAACGTCTAAATTAAAATTGATTGTCGCAATAACTTGATCCTTGTTCTTAACCTCAATTACACAGCGTTTGTACTGTCCAGCAGTTGCCATCGCCTGTGAAGATAATGCAATCACAACTCTTCCTGCTTGCCACGTATCGCTTTGGTCTGCAGAAATTACTTTGATCTTATCTCCAGCATCTAAGCCATATAATGTTACAGATGAGTTATCCTTATCTAACTGATGAGGTTGGTTACCATCATAAAACCATAATTTCAATTGTGGACCATTTTCACCCTGTCTAAACCGCTTATTGAATGAATATGTAACTAGATCTACTTTATTTAAATCAATTTTGATATATCCATCTTTAGTGATATCAGGAGTTACTGGCAACCAAGTATCTTGATCCAAGATATCTTTAATATTTTCGTCCATTTATTTTTCCTCCTTGTAAATAAAAAGACTGGTATCAAGTTCGTTAATAAAATCATCAACGGCTTGCCAGTCCTTATTAAATATTTCTATATATGTTTTGTTTAATTCTAACTGCTTAGGTATTTCTAGATAAATATGTTTGAACTCATCATGAGTCACTAAATTAGCAACTCCTGCTTCGTTTAACATATCTATAGTGTTGTTCAATACTTCATTTAATAATTGATAATTATCATATGAATTATTGTATAATTTCACATCATCAAAACTATTTGTCAATAGCGGAATAAAAATGCAGGTTTATAGCGGTTAAAAATGTAGGTTTTTAGCGGTTTTTATTTCTTGATTAAATCGTTGTTTCTAAGACGATATGATTTACCTGTAATCTTGATGATTTGTGCATGATGCACTAATCTATCAAGAATTGCCGAAGCAGTTACTGTATCTTGGAGAATATCCCCCCAACTAGACAAGCTGGCATTGCTAGTAATAATTGTAGAATGTCGTTCATATCTATTGTTGATGAGCTGAAAGAGTAAATTGGCTTCTTGCTTTTCAATTGGTAAGTAACCAAGTTCATCAATTATTAAAAGCTCATAATTTGAATATCTTCTTATTTGTCTATCCAAGGTTCCCTTGTCATAGGCTTTTTTTAGTTTCAACAAGAGGTCATTACAATTGATGAATAAAGTTCTTATATCCTGTCTACATGCAGATACCCCAATGGCAGTTGCTAGATGAGTTTTCCCAACACCCGGAGAACCGAGAAATATCAAATTATCATGTCGCTCCATGAAGCCCATATTTTGAAACTCTCTAATTTGAACTTCATTGATGCTTGTTTGAAATCCAAAATCAAATTCTTCAATGGACTTTTTGACGGGAAAACGTGCTTTCTTGATAATCGAATCGATATGCTTTCTTTCATTGGCATGTATCTCTTCGTCAGTTAGCTTCAATAGTGATTCTGTTAGTGGTACAGTTTTATGGCCAGTTTCATCGAGGTACTCTGGCAGGTAGTTACACATATTGTTCAAACCAAGTTCTTGTAGATTATTCATTAATTCATGGTAGTTATCGCGCATTGTTGTTACCTCCAAATTCAATTGCATCATATTGAACCAAGTTATTCTCGATGTAGTTTCTTATCTCATCTTCAGATTTGTTTTTCTTAAGGTCAGATTGAAGAATCTCAATTGTATCTTCTTGTGTATAGTTGAATTTGTTTGAGGTTATCAAGTGCGATTTTATTAATGCTCCGTTATAATATATTTGTAATTGATCCCCATTATCGGATAAGCGAACTTCGACTGTCTTACCGATATATTGGGTGCTAACGGAATACTTACATTTACGAAATTGGACCATTGATTCAGAAGATACGATACGGGTAATATCGTCTTCGAAGTATGGATTAAGTAGGTCTGATGGTAGTTTATGTAAGTATTCTTTTTCTTTGTCATTCCATAGATCTATCGGTTTAATATCTGTCGCTTGTGAGATGTCATTGTTCAAACTATTCATAGTTTCATCAACTAACTTGATAACGTCATCATCAGTTTCAAACTCATAATTAAAAGCACGTAATCTCTCAGTTGTTCTAGCTAGTGCCTCGACACATCCTTTAGTTTGAGGTCTGAATGGTCGACAAGCAATTGGCTTGAAGCCTGCGTCTTTGGTAAAAGCAAGAAATCTAGAATTGAAGATGGTTTTATGATACTGACTCTTAGAATGGTCCACAACAATCTTCATATTGTCGAACCATATTTCTTTTGGAATGCCTCCAGTGTATTTAAAAGCTTCATTAAGACATTCGAACAAAGTATCCTGATTACGTTCAAAAGTGAGCGTCATGAATTTCATCTTTGAGAAGGGAAGAACATATAGAAAGATATTAAACTTGTGTGGCTTTCCAAATTTATCATAGAGAACCATATTTTCTTTCCAATCAACCTGAGCGGATAATGCAGGGGAATGTGTCACACGAATCGTGGCTTTCTTTGATCTCTTCCTTTTGAAGTCATGACAATAATCCTTAACCAAAGTGTATTTACCGGGATAACCTTGAGTTTGTATAAATTTGAAGATTGCCATCGCACTACATCCAAGTTCTAATTTGTCATCAATTATTGCAGTGTATGGATCTAACTTACTTTTTCGCTTCTTTACCATTTTGTTTGGTGGATTAGAAGCCTCGAGGTAAGCTTTTTTTATTGTTCGATAATCGGCATTGTAAGTACGGCCTAAAGCAGTGAAGTTAGGTTTAATATTTTCATTCACGTAGAACTCCATCCTTTCGCGAATATCATTTCTCATCAAATTGACCTCCAGGATCTTGATAAGAAAATGATACTAAAAAATGTAGGTAAACCGACAGTTTTAAACCGGCGATTACCTACATTTTATTACCGCTATTAACACTATTAACTAACTTTTTAAAGCTTGGTGTATAACTTCTATCAGTCATATATAAACTCTGCAATAACTTATATGCATTGCTAATATTATTAGAAATCTTGGTAAAGTTTTCATCATTATCATTTAGAAAATTAATATATGAGGTGTCTTCAGTAATTTTTATCATGCTGTGTAATAACTCCCGCAAATATTATAAGTTCTAGTTGCATCAAAAAGATCAATAGACCTAAGATAAAATTTTTTGCTATCCATAACAAATGATCCAGTTTGATCAGATCCTAACGACGAATCAAATCCTTGCCCAGTAAAAATAATTGCCTTATTTCTTGAAAACATAGATAGATCAGGCAAATATCCTTTCGGAATCTCAAAGATATCCTGTGCATATGTAATAGCTGAACTAATTAATACCTGAAAAACCACTAGCTTATCAAATTTCGTTAAGGTTGCTTGCCCTTTCCAACCGTTTAAGAAACTTTTTATAACAGTTGTTTCAGGGCTAGAACCACCTTTGCTCATTATTGCAGAATCAGTTTCGGTTTTTGTATAGTAATTATCTAATTTATCAGTAATAGCATCATTTATAGCATCAATCGTTTCAACTTTTGTAAGATATTGGCTTAGATCTGTAGTATTCTCATTTGATTGAGCAATTTTATTATCAACAGTAGCTTTGTCATAATAATTACTCATATCAGGTTTATACGCTGCGATTGCATCAGTTATTGCTTTCTTCATTTCCTCAGTAGTTGAGTAATTGGAGAAATCTACAGAAGAAATTTGTTTAATTAGTTCATCCACATTAGCTTTTGTGTAGTAGTTTGATAAATCTGCTTTTGGAATTTTATCGATGATACTGTCAATTTGTTCTTTGGTATAGTAATCGCTTAAATCGGTTCCTGTTGCCATAAGCTCTTTAACTTCCTCCTTCGTATAATAATCTTTTAAGGAATTCTTGATCGAATCAGAAAGTAATTGTTTAATTTCTTCCTTAGTAAAATAATCAGTGAGGTCAATATTTGTACTAGTGCCTTTAATTAGATTGTTTACGAACTTAGTCAGCCCTTCAACAGAATCATCATCGGCATGAGTTTTTGCATATGCCCGATTACCTTCAAAATCAGAGAGCTGCATTATTTTTGTCATTTAACCTCACCTACTTCCCATAACTTATTACTTTGATTATTTCCATTTGAATTATTCGTAATGTTACTAATCTTAGAATCAATTAAATTAGTAATTGTGTTTTTGGTACTATTTTCAAGATCAAAGTAAGTCTGAACCGTATTGTTAAAAGTAATCTGCTTGACCTGCTCAAAGTTGAGTAAGGCCTTTTTTATTCCCACAACTGTAACATTAGTATCTAAGTTCAACGGTTGAACTTTTAACAGAACACTTTCACCTTTAAAAAAATCATCGTCTCCATAATAGGTAGAAGTTAATGTGATCGCTGGTTCAGATTTCATCTGCGATAATGCTGATTTCTTAGCATCATCAGCGTTCTGTGATTTGTCGTCATTGATATCTTCTCCAGCTTTTTCTCCGAAACGAGCAATAGAATCCTCATCTCGCACTTCAAATGGTGGGAAAATATACTCTGGTTTACTTTCTGTAGTATCAGAATCGTTTTTCTTTGTGTCATCAGATTTAGTTGTTGAGTCATCCGAACTATTATCTGAAGTGTCAGTTTTAGTGGCTTCTTTTTGACTTGGATATACCATTGCAATGTTTTGTAACTCCGTAGTATCCGCAGATAATTTAACATCTGATGTATCGTGATAGTAATGAATTACTCTACCGTTATCCTTTTTAAATTCAGATTCAGACCATATATCAATATGCCGATTATCAAATGTATAAACCGACCCTTTCCATGAATCAGTAATTTTACTCAGCACATCTTTTAAGGAACATTTACCCATATTGTCAAATTGAACTGGCTGAAAATCTCCATGAATTTCATAGGTGAATCCACCGGTCTTTTGACCATTCTTAGTGACATAATCAAATAATCCTTTAGGTGTAAAACCAAATGAACCGTCCATACTTTCGTTGGTTCTAACATAGGTGCATTCATAACCAATGTGTGTGGCTTTAACATCTATAGTATGTGTTGAACCTGATAGTGTTGGTTCAGATGTTTTAATCACGAATTCTTGACCATCTGCGATTATATGATTCTCGTTAGTAAGTAGGCTAAAAGCTAACGAGTGATCATCAAAAGCTGTAAATGACAATTCATAGTTGCTATTTTTTTCCCAATCAATGATAAAAGTTTCAGGTTCGATACAATTATTCAGTAATTCTTCATACTTACCGGTACGTTCTTTAACTATTATTTTTTCGGTCATTAGAAATATAAGAACGGAAAACTAAATGTTATATCTGGATTGTCTAACCCAGATACAGTGAAATGATTATTTCCCTTGACCAGACTGATTGTTCCGTGGTCAGTGTCAATGCCACAAGAAGTATCATCTAAAAATGGATTGATACCATTAATAGTCAGCGTTTGGCCATCCGTTAATCCTTTCTTATAAGTAAAAGTTTCATTCGAAGTAGTATTAGTTAAAACCACATTATTTCCTGTACCGGTAATTTTAATCACTAGATCATGTCGTTGCTCCAAAGGCTGGATATCAACATCACTTGGATTATAAACATTAAAGTCATTAGATTTAAAATGATATGAGTAATCTTTGTCTCTTGGAAGATTTAACCCTATTTGGTAATTTCCATTGAATTTAAATATCTCATCTGAATTAACAATTGATTGTCTAAAACCTGACAAATTATTAAATGTGACTGAAAAACTCTTTTCTGCATAGTCCACTCTTGTCATCGTAAATGGTTGTGGATAGCAATAAACCACCAAAGCAGGGCTTACCGAACTCCGTAATCTCATTACCGCACGACTTGAAAATAGATCATAAATTTTATGTTCTAAAAGATCGAGCTCATATGCATTTCGAGCATTTATTAAAAAATCAGCTTGAACAGTTGTGGCATCGTAAGTAATGGCGCCTTGTTGTATCTGACCATCAATACCTGTTGGAGTATATGTATTCATCTTGGGTTTAGGAGTGCCATTAACCAAATTTAAAAAGGCAAACTGATGATTAGCAGTAATAGCTATCTCCGGTTCGCCTTGTTTTTTTATGTATAATGTCTGCATATTAGATACTTGCATAATTAATAGCCCGCCTGAAAGTCATGCATTCTTTTTGAACCTGCCATTTGTTGTAAAAAGCTGTCCATTCCTGAACCGCCGTTACCATTGCTAGAAACGATTGCAGAAAGAATATTTTTCAATAATGAATTCTGTTCTTGTGTAGCCATTAATTGGGACTGCATCGTGTCATTTAACTCATTGTTTTGATTTTCAGTGTTGGGTGTTGACTGACCTCCATTCATATATTGATTTGCTTTAACCATTAAATCTAAAGCTCTTTGCTTTCTATTCAGTGGGATAACTACTTCAGGCCCAGCCTCGCCAACGATTGCTTTGGTTTCTGAGGGAACGAAACCACCATTTGCCATACGCCTGTGACCTTGAGGTCCAGAATGCAACCAATCAATTTTAGATACACCCCAAATACTTGTTGGACCAATAGAACTTTGCCATGCACTGTTATTGAAGAATGCAAGCAACTGATCAAAAGGATTCATAATATTATGGTGTCCTTTGACAGCATAGTAGTTGAATGTTGGTGGCGTATATTGCAAAATACCGCGGGCTTCATTACCTCCAGAGTTAACATCATGAATTTGTTGAACGATATTACGACCACCAGACTCTGACTGGATAACTGCTTGCAACATCTTAATGAACGAAGCACTCGGGCTAACTTTCATCATTGCTGCTGCCGCCATAATCATTTTAGGATCATAATTACCACCCATTGAGAAATCTAGGTTCTCTAGTTGCTTTTTAAAAGGTCCAGAAATTGATTTCAGGAATCCATTTGATAACGCATTACCGAAGTTTACATTAAATTGACTTCCTGAGAACTTAGCTTTATCAAAGAAGCTCTTCTTTAGTAGTGGCATTGGGTCCTTTTTGATTTCATCTAAATGATCCAATAGGTACGACATCATATCTCCGGTTGCATCACCTTTACCATTGGCATGATGTGGAAGTGAATTAACCATGCTAAGAAATTGCTGAGACATACCATGTGGCATGATTGAAGTATCAGGGCTCAAATATCTTACTTCTTCTCCACCTAACCCAACAGGATAAATACCGTGTTCTTTGTCGTGCGCTAATTCAAATCCTTCTTCACCAACAACAGCAAGTCCACCAGGAGTTCCTGAAGTACCTGTTGCATATCTTGCAAGTGACAACGATTTGCCACCAAAGTCCTTGATGACAGTGTTAATTCCACCAATACCTTTGTTAATTTGATCAATGACTTTAGACATTTGTTTTGAAGCAATACCAGGTAGCTGATTAAATCCACCCTTAAATGAATTAACGACTTTATTCAACCAGCTCTTCCACTCGCTCATAAACGAATTTGTAAAGTTCTTCTCTCTTGACTTCAATTTGTTTGTATCGCTGTTAAACGTTTTAACAATAGTAGACATACGATTCTTTAAATTACTATTTGCACTCTTCCAAACATTATTCCAACTCTTTTGGAATGTTCTATCAAAAGATTTAAGACTCTTCTCAATACTCTTAGTTGACTTGTTGAAATTAGAAGCAAATGTGTTCTTCTTGGTGGCCTTGTTTGCTGTATCAATTTGCTTCTTTAGTACAGTTCCAATATTTGTTTTATTAAGAGTTTTTGTTAATGAAGTAAAATCCTTTTCTAATTTTCTAAAGGGGTTTGATTTACCATAGCTTTTAAGAAATTTATTGAGAGTGTTGAATGCTTTACCAACCTTATTAATTGGTTTTTCGAATTTAGTCCAACTTGGAATACTCTTCTTGATACTCTTGTCCAAATCCTTAATCTGCTCAGCTAATTTATTTTTCTTGAGATTCTTACTCATTTTATTCAAGTAATCATCTAATTTACTTTTCTTAACTGTACTTTCAAGTTTTGGTAAATCCTTATTCAGAGCAGCAAAGGCGTCTTTTTTGTTCATTGACTTACTAAATGAAGCGAGCGTCTTGAATGCTTTTCCAATATTGTTGATTGGTTTAGCTAACTTATCCCAATTTTTCGTCGACCCTTTAATGTTCTTGCTAATAGCCGTCAACTCTTTGTTGGGGTTATTTTTCTTCAAGAATTTCTTGAGGCCACTTAATGCCGTCTCATATTTCTTAATAGCAGGAACCATATCTTTAACATTCTTAATATCTTTTTTAGATACATGTGTGGTTGCAACATTCTCAATGGCTTCTTTGGTAGAAGTTTTGGAAGATTTAGATTTTCCACTCTTATAATCCTTAATCTTCTTATCCCATTTATCAAAAATTGCTTTTTGCTTCTCAAAATTCTTGGCAGCGTCTGCATCTGCCTTCTTTTGATCAAAGTGATTTTCAAGTAAATTACCAAAGTCCGCTTTTTTATTGGTGTTGTCCAAGTTTTCTTTGGCGTTCTCACGTTGCTGTTTCATGTATTCTAAGGATTTACTGTCGTAAAAGGTTCCATTTTTAAGCAAATTACTAATGCTAGGTGCAGCATGTTTTCCAATCTGGTCTCCAAGTTGTGAACCAATCATTGCTCCTGCAGGTCCACCCAGAACAGCTCCTATCCCGGTTCCAAGGGCTGTACCAATTGCACCACCGGTTGATTGAATACGTTCCTTAGGATTCTTGGCGTTTATTGCTTTAACAACATCAAATCCTACTTCCACGGCGCTCATACCTAAAGCAAACTTACCCATAGTAGATTTTCCCATAGCCATGATATTAGAACCCATCTGACTTGAAGAAAGCTTTGTAGAAAGTTTGTTGTTGAAACTTGTTGCGGTATTATCCGCTAAATTGCTTGCTTCAATTGGTAAGTCACTTTTTTTCAAAGATCCAGACAGTTTACTGAACAATCCAGTTATTTCGTTTAGTTTTAATGCAAAGTTGGACATTTTATTTACGGCCCATATAGCTGCAATCGACCCGCCAATTACCTCAACAGCATTCTTATGCTTTGCCAGATTAGTAACAAATTCATTCATAACATGTAAAGGATCTTTGGCTTTTTTCCCATTAGAAGAGACAAGGCCAAAAGCACCACCAATTACTTTTAATGTTCCAGCAAAAGTATTCCAAGCACCTTTAGCCAAATATCCAACGATTTTCCCTGTACTAGTTACGATTCCTTGAACATCTTCATGATGTTGACCTAAATAACCAAAAAAGGCCGCAACATTATCAGTCAAATGACCGACAGTTTTTCCAATTCCTTGAATATCTTTTTCAAATTCTTTTGAACCAGCACCTTTAGCGAGTTTATCGCCAATTTGAGTGATCGCAGGAAGAGCGTTAGAGGCGATTGTCATAGTAATAGAATCAAATGCTTGCTTTAATCTATTTAATGCAACTTTACCAGTCTTACTATTCTTTTCAGCCAACTTAGCTACATAGTTATTTTTTGATGACTCTTCAACTTTTTTATTCAACTCGCCTAGCTGCTTGGCATTATCAGCTAAAATCAATCCAGCTTGTTGTCCTGTTGTACCAAAAATACTGTGGAATAAATCGACTTTACTTTGTTTACTCATTCCTTGTGTATGTTCATTGAGCAGACCGAAAATGTCAGTCATCGACTTGAGCTTTCCATCTTGTCCTACGAAATCCTTGGTACTCAATCCCATCTGACCTAAAGCATCAGAAGCACCCTTAGTTGGAGAAATAAGACTATTAATTGCTTTTCTTAATCCGGTACCGGCCTTATCTGCTTCAAGACCATTATTACTTAAAATACCCATAGCACTTGAAGTTTCGGCTAAACTAAATCCTGCTTGATGAGCCGTTGATCCTACATAAGACATTCCAATTCCTAAATCAGAGAAATTGGTAGCTGTCATATCAGCAGCATATGCAAGATCATTAACCGCTGTCTTGGTATTCTTAATCATCCCTTTTGTGGAATCAGTTCTCATACCAAATGCTTCTAAAGTTTGCGAAGATACTTTTACAACGTCAGCAAAATCATCACCGGATGCAACAGAAGCTTGTAGTTCAGAGCGCATTGCTCCTAGTGCTTGTTTTGAGTCATAACCACGTTTTACAAGATCTTGATATCCTAAAGCAATTTCATTTTGAGATTTACCGTATTTCAGCGCATATTGCTGACCATCTTTTTGCATCTCAGCAACGTTTCTTGTAACTTCACTAACTTTTTCTCCACCAGTTACAAGTAAATTGCTAGTAACCTTAGTGGTATTTTGTAGTTCAGTAGCGTTTCGTGCTCCGCTTGCTAATGCAGCACCCAAAGCCGTACCCGCAAGTGTTGCAGTTAAGGCAAGATTCTTCAAATGAGAAGCTGTTTTTTTAATGGAGTCCCGAGTCATTGATAGAACTTGCTTACTTTTACCAACATTCTCTCTGAAACCAACAAAGTGTGTGCCAGCAATTCCCAATTGAGTGCCTAACTCACGATATCTTGAATTACTTCTACCTATTTCAGCACCAAGCTCATTGACACGAGTCTGTTGCTGTGAAAATTCTTTTGACGTTGATCCACTATACTTCTTAACGTTTTGAAGTTGTTTGGATTCTTTTTCATATAATGAATTTAATTCAGTAATTCGTTTCTTGAGAGCTTCTCTTTCAGTTGAATTGGCTTTGATACTTTGGCCTTCAGCTTTGTACTTTTCGATTAGACTATCCGTAACTGATTTAGTACGTTCAAGAGCATCTTTTTGTTTCATGATTCCTTGATTGTATAAGTCTAAAACGTTCTTAGCGCGTTCTTGTTGCTGAGACATGTTGCTCATTTGTCGAGTCGCATTGTTAATTTTACTGGCCAAATCGGAATACTTTTTAGACCCTTCAGATGTGGAGGTGTCCAAAAGCTTCATTTCATCTTTAAGTCTATTGATATAATTCTTCTGGCCTTCAATGGAACGATTAAGCCCGTCAACCTTTGACTTATATGCATTTTGGTAGTCGCCATTAGCTCTCAAAACTGCTTCATTTGCCTTCCACTCTGAAGTGAGTGCACGGACTTGGTCCTTCAACGACTTGATTGAGCCTTCCGACTGAATGGTATCAATATGAATACCAGTGTTTAATTGCATATCTTTTGCCATTTATTTTCCTCCCTTCTGAAAAATTGATGCAATCCCACCCGTTCGAATGAAATCGCCTAAATTCATTTGTCCAACGTCATTATTTGGATTTTCATTTTTTCTTTTTTCACTCATAACTTCTACAAGCAAAAAATAAGGCTGAGACTCGACAGTTTCGATGTCCCAACCCATGTTCTCCATTAAGCCTCGTTCAAAATCTAAGAATTCATTTAAAACCTCTGAAGGAGCCACATAATCTGACTCTTTTACTTTTTTGGGTCTGTATCATCATTAGTAATTAGATTTGAAATCTTAGCAGTAGTCGCAGCTACTTCTTCATTTGATAATTCTTCTAACTTTGTGAATTCAGCATCACTTAAATTCAAAGTTTCTTGAATGAACTCTAAACTTGCATTTATTTGTTCAATAGAAATATCTGTTAGACTTGCAGTCGCATCAACAATTGCTGAATAGTTATCTTCATTGCCAAGATCTGAATCTGCTAATTCTTTGTATTCATTCATTTTTACATGTGACTGTTTTTGTGTAAGTACGTCTTTCTTTTGAAATTCCAATGCTAGTCTGAAATTCTTGACTGACTTCTTAATAATGCGTTTCTTTCCTAAAAATGTAATTGTTGCTTGTGTCTTTGACATATTCTCTCCTTATCGTCTCACGTCTATCGTCTCTGTCTTTTTTTAGTTAATCACTATTTATTTGTTGGGGTATTTGAATCAGTACTTGGTAATGTCTTTGGTGAACTTGTAGCACCACCATCAGGGTTAGTTACCTTTTGGCCAAATACATCCATTTCATACTTATCAATATCAAAATCATCATCTTCAATAGCTTCAACATATGTTTTGCCATCGTTTCTGTCTACTGCAGTAAATGTTAAATTGTCTTGCGAATAAACAGTTGTATTTGTGTTTGTCTTTGGATCAACGTTACCTAAACTAAATCTTCCTTTGAGAAGTGCGATTCTAGCCTTGGCTTTTTCATTTTGTGCATCATGTGAAATCAGTTCAAATACACAATAAGGTGCTTCTGTGTCTGATGAAATTGTTTGATATCCATCTTTTGTATCCATTCCAAGAATTTTTGCACGAACAATTTTATCCATTGTATTTGCTACAAAGGCAACTGAGATATTTCCTGTACCTTTTCCTGGAGTCTTCCAAACTTGGTCCGATCCATTGATTGGAGTTGTAGTAGGTGCAATGTTTGTGATAGATGCACTAACCGTTGAACCAAAAGTTTTGCTATCTGGTCCGATATCAAAAATATTTTCTGGTTTGATTGTTTCATCATCAATCGCGTTATAAATACCAATTCTTACTCTTTCAAAACCTGATAATGCCATATTAAATTTCCTCCGTATGTTCGTATTTCATAGTTCTACTAAAAGCTCCCGTCACCGGATCAATATCTGGATAAGAGTCTATTTGGTAGAAGTATTGTTTTTCCAATATTTGATTAATTTTGTTTTGTGTATTTTCGTCATCCGTATCACCACGATAAAAAATTTGTATTTCTATCATTTGATCCTTAGCTGTACTGATATCACTTGCACGATTTGTAAAGATATCATGTATTTCAGATACTAGGACGACTGTGTTTTCAACATCCACATATTGTTGCGGAATGTTTTGAGCAAAAAAATTGGATGAATCAATTTTTAATTCATCCGAGTTTTTTTTTAATATATCTAAAATCACATTTGAGACCATGTTAATCTCCATTTAATTGTCTATAGACTTTCGCCTCAGCTTCTAAAACATCATTCTTACTCTCTTCAATTGAATGTTCTTGAAAATGAAGTCCTGGAATGTACTTAGTACTATGAGAATTTTTACCTTTCCCACCATGAGCCATATAGCCATCATTTAAAAATCGTGCTATATAGCCAGGATTTTCTTTATCATTCTTGAATCCAACAAAAGTGGCACCATCTTCAGATTTATATCTCATTGAAATCGATTTAGACAAATCTATCTTGGTATCTCTTGAATGTTTTCCCTTATGAAGAGAATTGTTCATATTTTTTGTAAGCAGTTGTTTATAAACTTCTGCACCCGCCTTTGTCATTGCTTTCTTTTGAGTTTCAGTTGGAATTAATTTACCTAGCTCGTTGTCTAACTGTTCTAAGCCTTCAACTAAATCCAATTTTGTCATCTCTTTTCAGACTGATAAGGTCATACGCATCAGCAATATTTTCAGAATCTGGGTTATAGTCTGTTATTTGATAACTCTGATGGTCTAATACTGCGTACTTAGCACCATTTAATCCCTTTGCTTGGTGACGTACGATTACTATTACATCGAAACTATCAGGGGTTCCAAGCAATGTGACTTTTTGATTCATAGTAAGTGTATATATACCACACCAAATGGTGTTGATAGGGGTTAATACTGGTTTGTTTGTATGCTGTGCAGTTTCTTTATTTCCTACACCACATAAGGAAAGACGTTTATTAAGACGGCTGAAATTAATTCTTTGAACCATTTACGCCACCTCGTTGCTCTAAATCAATATACTTGCCTCTAAGTTGTCCAATGATCGAATAGCTGACCAAGTCGACTTCACTGACTGCGTTTCCTACAATTGCCGAACGATAAGTATAATAAGAGCTTGCAATTGCAATAACTACCATTTCAAATTGATCTTTAATGTCGGCAAGCTCATAAAATCCTGTCATAATGCCATCATCATAACCAATAGCACCAATCACATAAGATTTGGCAGCGGAAATATTTCTCTTTAAAATTTCGTCATCTTCGTCTCCATCAACACGTAAACTGAGCTTAAGCGTTTGTAATAACTTATCGTCATTCATGAAGTGACCTCCTATTCAGCCTTAATAGTTGTTTCTTTATCATTTGATGTTAAAGAAATCTCACTAGGCTTTACTGGGTGTTGGAGTTGTTGTTCCAGCCAAAGTTAATAAGAAAGCACCTTCTGAATCAGTAACTTCCGTATCAAAACGAATATTACCGGCAAGAATTTGGCCGTATGTTGGATTATCTTGCCAACGAATAGTATTTTGATTTCTGTCAAAGAATGTAATAGCACGTGGGTCACCAATCCAAGCAATGGCATCACCAGATTTTCCAAGCAATGTATCAGGAATACGAACTAGGTCTAATCCTAATAACATTTTGCCTGTTCCTTGAGCAATATTATCTTGTAGTAAGTAATGACCTTGCTTGTCTTTTAATGTATCAACGGCTTGAATAAAGCTTGAAGTAGCGACAATCTTAGGCATATAAGCTGGGTCGAGCTTTACATTGAGAATTTCTTTAATTGAGTCTGTAATGTCATCTTTTGATGAAAGTGAAACAGGTGTAGCTGTCTTCATCTTTTCAGCAATTGCTTGATTAGTAGTATTCAAGATTTGTTTTTGGATATATTGACCAATAAGACCAGCAACATCAAAGTCTGTATCATCAATCATTTCTTGAGAGATTGGCAATTGTCCACGATATGTAGCTACCTTATAATCGATTGACTTGAAAGTTGGATTGGCTAGTGTTGGATTTTGTTCCAATTCTTCAACAGTATGGAATACGGCATCAACTTTATCCTGTACTGGATATGTTCCAGAAGCAGTTGTTACTGAGGTATTTTGTACAAATTGTCTCAAATCATATTGTGTTTGAACTGGTTGTTTGGGGTCATAAACAATATCCTTGGGAACGATAACTTCATTACCAACTTCTTTAACACCATCACGTTTTTCACCACGTGAATGAACATAGGCGTTTAGTGCTGAACGTACTTCTTCTTGTGGCTTAACAGTGATCTTGTTTCTTACTTCTTTATTTTGAAATGTCTTTTCTGGCATTGATCTTTTATCCTCTTTCTTTTTATCACCTTCATCAGATGATTTATCTTCATCCTCTGAATCTTTCTTATCATCATCGTTATTCTTAGTAATCATGTTCTTAGCACGTTCGATTTCTTTGGAATTTTCAAAATCTTTAGTAAGGCTTCTGATCTCTTCCATTTTTTTATCTTTTTCTTCTTGTGGTGCATCGCTTCTGATGAATTTTTCTGCTTCATCAATTTTTGTTTGAATTTCTTTAATATCCATATAATTTACTCCTTAATTTGATGAGTTCTAATTCAGAACCCAATGATTTAATTTCTTGTTGCTTAAATTTATCTAAAGAACGTTTTGATACAGTAGTTTCTTGATAGGCAGGCATTGGTGTAATAGACAATTCAAATAGATCATCAATCTCAGTAATGTGTCTAATAGCGGTGTCAGAAGTAGTATTTTGCCAGCTGTCATTTCTAATGGTGAATCCAAATGAGCAACCTTTTAAATTACCGTTTCTAACATTTTCTGAAACATCATTACCAAGCGTCGTATCAGGAATTTGGGCATTAAAAAACAGCCCTCTATCATCTACTTGAAGTGATAAAGTGCTGCTATCTGTTCTTGCTAAAATGTTGTCCCAATTGTGGTTATAAAGTAATTGAACCTTACTTAAATCAACACCATCTAATGCTGACCTATCAACATATTCAATAAATCCGCCTAAGTCTTCACTTGGTTGGTCAAATATAATTGCATAACCTGATAAATTATTACCATTACTCTCGGCACGCTTTTCAAGCTTAAAATCACTATTATTGGCTACTCTAATTTCCTTGATTTTGTTCACTATCATCACCACCCTTCTCAGTTACCGTTGTCTTTGTCACAACGGGTGGTAAAGGATTATCAGTTTCATTCATTGCCTCTACCGTCAATAAATCTGAATTGCTCTTAAGTAAAATATTTTGAGCGAGTTCCGAACTTATAACACCGTTCTTTACAAGATTGGATACTCTATTTTCCACTTGTTGGCCATCAATGTCAGATACTTGGTTAATATCGTAATCAATATTTCCGTTAAGTTTTAAACTGAGCTCAGATTGAACACCCCTTATATACCTACCGATAGTTTGTGAGTACTGAATAGCAACTTGTTCAATATTTGAATGTTCACTTTCTGTACCTAAATAATCTTGGGGAACTCCATATACTTTGGCAATCTGATCACCAGTCCAATCTGTAGAAGAAAGAAGCTTAGATATATCCTTATTAATTTCTAAAGATTGGTAATCTTCCAAAGCATCTAAAACGATTGTATGTCCGTTTTTAGATGTCTCTTCAAATTTATTCCTTACACTATTTCTAATTTTAGGGTTGCTTAAATCTCCACGGTTTAGTTTCAAAATACCCGATATATTAAGACCATTTTTCATCGCGTCTAAAGCTAGTCCCTTATTAGCATCTTGTAATTGAAGTTCCTTAGATAAAGCACTCAAGGGGGAGATTCCAACTAATCCCCCGTCAATACTCATGGTCTTCAAATGAATGATCTGTGAACTGGGAACATTATTCATATCTGGTTCTTGAGTATCAGGAAATGTTAAATCATAAGTTAAGTTCTCACCATCACCCGACTTGTAAATATTAACTTGAGATGGTTTCAGATACTCTAGATGGTCACTTCTGTTAGATTTATCACCCCAAATGTAGGCATAAGAATTTCCTGTTAGAAGCATTTGTGCATACATTGATCGCCAAAAAGCAAAGCTATTAGTTAAATGACTGGGATTAGTTAATACTTTTTTAGTAAAGCTATTATCCGTTTGAAAATGTACACTCGCCATATCTTCAGAAAGCTTATTTACAACCGCAAATACATCTGAGTATTTCAATGCTTTAGTAGCTGACACATAACCAGAGTTAAATACTAGCTGACCATTTCTCAATGAATAACCTAATTCATAATCTCCACTCCCCAACATCTGGTAAGGCTTACTTGTGGGTCTTAATGATCTGAATAACATGTGCTCACTTCCTTTCTACCGTTATTAAAATCATTTTTGGGGTTTATTTAATATGTAAGTGACTACGAACAAGCTACCAGCCACAACATAATTACCAATTAGACTTCCAAAATGATAAGAATTTACATCGATAATCACTAAAGCCAATAAAAAAAGCACGGTGTCTATGTTTGATAGAAACCAATGCTTCAAATTATTTAATATTTTCTTCATGTTGTTCTCCTAAAAACCAAAATCATCCGATTCCAAATAATCCTGGATTGCTTGGTCACTATATTTGCTAAGTGGATCATCACGGTCACGCATATCATTAAAGTAATACATTGCCTGATACATTGCGTCGATCAAAGCATCAACCACATCAATTTTCATTGATTGTTTTGATTTACCAATCTCCATACCAGCCTTATTTTCACCAACTTCCGCATTCAGAAGGGCCTTTTTCATGATCTCATCATCTAAATGTGTCACATTTCTGTGGAAAAAACTATCTTGAATATATTTGATAGATTCAGAAAGGTTATAACTAGTTTGTCTCAAAGGTTCAATCGGCCAATCAGTCTCATCATTTAGTGTTTGAATAAAATTATTAGTTCTCAATGCATCATAACCAAAGAACTTAACATTTAAATCCCTCTCTTGAACGTAATTAAGTAACCAATTGTATACTTGATCAAGATTAATTAGTCCACGCTCATTATTAGTGATTGTAGCGAACCCTAAATCTGCAAACTTTCGATATTCAATGCCATCAGATTTTTCTTTAGCCTCAATGGAACCAAGTAATTTCCAAGGAACAAAGGAATGTTGTTCAATGTGAAATAGGTTTTGTCCATTCGACCGATATGGATATATAAAGGCAAGAGCTGTGTTATCTGAAGTTAAACTGGCATCAAATCCAATATATACATCTCTACCATTAATATCAAAATCATCAATAATAGTTGAATCCCAATCTTCATTATCAATGTATGAATTAACCTTATGATCCAGCCAAATATTTAAATTTTTGTTTGCAAAACTAAATTCTTGTGAGTTGATACGTTTAATGTCTAATTCTCGCTGCAAACCAGAAATAAGCCCATCATGTTTATCTGGTAAATCCAGCAATGGATTACTCTTTACCCAGGTTTCAGGTTTATTGATTTCATCTTCACTATCCTGAGACCAAATAAGGGCCAATTGATGGTCGCCTTCTCGCTTATCATCTTGTTCCATAGCACGAATAACAACGTCTTCTTCTTGTTTGAAGGGAACAGTCGAGTCGGGGTAAGCAGTAGAAATTTGAATAAATTGAGAATTAGGTGTGTTAATTTGACCAGAAGTAATTTTGTCGGTTACCACGCTATGATTAGTTTCGCCAGCCTCATCGAATATAGCTGATAAGAAGTGATAACTATCAAACTTGCCTGACTCAGCAGACAATTGTAATAATCGATTATTCGTATTTCTTTGAATAACCCGATTAAACTGTACGTCCATGTCAGTTTTCTTCTTATATTCTTTAAATACTGGATTAGTAGTGGTCAATTGATTCATCATGGTTGAAATATAACCGTAGATTTTTTTGGCTTGCTCGGTAATGTTACTTGTAACCATTAGGTCTTGGTTATTCTTTCCGCTGGCCTCGATTAAATATGCATAACAAGCAATTATCGCACAAAGATAGGTTTTTCCTTGTGCTCTAGCAACAGACACTATGACTGAACTGTATCGCTTGTTCTTATTACTATCTCTCCAACCAAATATTTGACATAAGATAAAATTCTGCCAAGCCATTAATGCGACAGGCTTACCTGTATCGACATTGGGACAAATTTTTGCAAAGTTCATTACCTGCTTACACTTTGTCAAATCATAATAAAAAGGGAAATCAGACGTATTATTTTCAACACGTTTGAGATCCCTTAAATGTCTGTAACAAGCTAATTTAATATTATAACCAGTAGTCCTCTTACCGTTTAAAACTTCGAAACAGTATTTTGTTCCTTCATCTTGATATTTCTTCTGTATATCTGTGAAGTCATCATTGGAGTACTGCTTCAATAATTGTTTTTCTTTGTCGCTCTGTCTTAATTTTGTTAAGTCCATAACATTAACCACCAAACGCCTTCATCGCTTCATTAATATCTATATTGTTATCCGATTCCGTATTAGCGTTCTGTGAACGTGAATTATAATCGATACCTAAAATCATGCCTAGTGATCTTAAATTTTTTGTAGCTGTATCAGCAACGTTAACGGCTGGATTCTTTTTCAAATTCCCATTTGAATCCTCATATACACTTCCATATTTCTTTATAGCATTAACTGCATCACGATGTTCTTGATATTGCATACAAAACAATTCAAAGTTAGTACTGTCTAAGGATGTAACCATACCTACCTTATTTAATTCAGGAGCCAACTCTTTCCATAATTGTTTTGCATATTTCGGCAAGTGTGCAGGTGGTTTTTCATCAAGCTCATTTAATTTCTTATTTGCCTCTATTAGGGCCTCTTTATTCTTGTTCTGCTCTGGATGCTTTGGATCTACTACTGCTAAATTGCGCTTCCGCCCTGCATTTGGTTGCTTCATATCATCACCTCCTAGGTAAAAACTTTTGATTTTGGGGTTATTTTTTTAGCTCATGCCCACTGTGCGAGCTGTCTCCCTTGCGACAGTAGGCCGGGGGCTATTTTGAAAAATTGGGTAAGTCAGAAATATTTTTCAATAAAATATCTTTTTTAACTTTTTGCTTATCATTTCTATAACCAGTCTTATAAAATCCTTGTTCCCATTCCGTCTTTCGTCTATGGCATGAATAACAAATCGTTGACAGATTATCCACATCCGTTATCAAATCTGGAGCAACTTGACCAGGAACAATGTGATCTACCGTCTTGCTTGGTCTAATGATGCCGAACCTTAGGCAATACTGGCATAAGTAATTGTCCCTCGTTAATACATACTCACGTATCTTCTTCCATTGCTTTGAATGATAGAACGACTCACGTTGTCTTCGTTCTTCTGATTGACTACGTACTTGCTTGTTATAAGACTTGGTATGTCTCTTGATATGTTTACGTTGTTCTTCCTTACGTTGCTCATAGAGTTGTATATCGCTCTTATGGGCATCACAGAATACTTGTTCACGTGGTACTAATGTATGGCAACCAAGATGTTTACATCTACTCATCAACATTGGCAATACCATTGATGACACCAACAATAAGACTTAACACTACTTTAAGTATGATTGGTAAGAAGACTAACCACCATGACCACGTGATGAATGATAGCAGCTTAGCAACCACAAAGATGAGAGTGAGTAGTTCTAAAAAACCTATGTGCGATGTATTGTTATTATTCATATTATTTTCTGTCCTTTACAAATTGTTTATAATATGTGATTCCCTGATATGTATAAAAGATTGATGAAACAACAGCAATCAAAATAAATAAGATCTTCCCAATTATGCTATCTGTAGTTAGATAAAACATAAGAATCATTAACAAAGAAAGAGCCGAGCATATTACTGCCATTATAAAAAATTTTTTACTATCCATACTGTTTCCTCCAATAAAAAAGCACCGCTATAATTAGCGATGCAAAATAAAAAGCACTACCGGTTAAAGTAATGCTCTATGATATAATTTCGCTGTAGCAAGTTAAGATGGTGGCTAATCTTCATATAAAAATGAGGTGATGCCTATGATTAATAGTGAGTGTTACCTTGAGAAAGGTTAATATGAGCGTGTATCAAGCTTTAATGTTGATGATTTCATTTTCAACATTAACAGTTATCATACTAAAATTTAATCAAAAAAAATAACCGTCTCTTAACTTTGACAGGTTAAACAGTTATTTTTAGTTATACCTAAGTCACCGTCTTTAACGGGCTACCAGCCAATACCTATTCCACTAGGTGTTGGCTTTTTATTTACAACATTATTATGTAGTAAAGCAATAAATTAATCAAGTAATTTGGGTATTAATATCATAGGGTAAATAAAAAGCCACCCCCGTTAAGAGTGACTTAGTTAATACCGTGGCTACCACCACCACGGTTAATATTGGGATGGCAGGAATCGAGCCTGCATACTTGCTAGCGTATAGTATATCCACACCACTGGATACATCCCACCGAGGAGGATTCTATGATTAAGGGATGGATACACTCCCGGTATGTATATCCAATGAGGATCAGTGGAATCGAACCACTGTCGTACGCCAGTATCCCCACAATGCCACGCCGTTATCATAAGCAGGCATTAATAGCGTTGAGCTAGATTATTACGTGTTTACTCACGTTGTCGTTTTTTTAAAGATCGTTCTGCAGTTAGAGACAGGCTGTCTTTGTGTTAAATATTTTATTTTTTATTTTGGTTTTATAGACTATCCTTGTCTAGATCTGTTTCTTCGACTCTCTACTGATTAACATTCTGCATGCCTTTATTGAATCGTCGTAGTTAATATATATGAGAAGAAAGCCAGTATTTCGCTAACTTTCTATACTACTAATTTAACTCTTAAATAGGGTCTGTGCGTACGCAATTAGTACGGTTTAATAGGGATCATATAGTCCCATTTCTTTTGCAATTCTTCTAATCAATTTAGACTTCTTTTGGAATGCTTGAGTACGTCCGCAATATATTAGCTCGTCTTCAATCAATCCATCCATTTGATACTTTGGATGTTCCTTGAAATATAATTCTTCAGCAATGACATTAGTGTCGGCATCGCTATCAGCTAAGCTGATTTCTACTGCTTCTTGCTCACGTTCCAAGGCTTTTAGTTGCTTGTCCTCGTCAATAGTAATAAGCATCTGTTCTTGTGGCTTAGAAATCTTAGATGACTTGCCACCGCCTACATTTTCATCTTCTGACTTGGTTGGAAACATTAATTCTTCTCTTCTATCATGGATATATCTATCCATCTTAGGATAGTCACGTAAAATTTCTTCAATTCGTTTCTTCGTTCCTGATCTAATGATGCTCACCCTTCCTATTATTAACGCTCGAATTTCACTTAATCTGCTTGGAAAGACCAATTATTTTGCTTTCATTCATTAGTCTTCTACCCTTTCTAGCATTGGTTCGTATGCCGGATTAATTTCTAACCACTCCTCTTTGGTCTTTTTCTCTGCAGATGACTTAAGGTCTCCCCAGCGTAAATTGTCCTGTAATGCAGTGCAATAAATATACTGGCCTGCAGCTTTATCATGGACAACATATTTATTCTCTGGAAAAATAGCAGTTCCCATTACCGCGTTATTAATATCTGCCATGAAATCAAATTCGTCTTCATGTTCAATTATGATATATTTTGCCCACAAGTTTTCGAATTAACCGTTACCAGTTCCTACGTTTAACATATCCCGTATTGCATTCATTGGACTAAAATAATACACCCTAAGTTCTTTTAATTCTTTTAGTTCTTCTGCCGTGTAATCTAGCTTTAATTTATATTTCATTGTTATCCTCCAATCCATCTAGTGTCAGGATATGTAACCAAAATTCTGGGCGTATACAATCCTCGGTTAATTCGATTGGTCTACCAACTAATGTATAACCCGTGTTTAAATGTTCAGCAATACTCTTTGTCAATGAGGATTTTCCTGAACCAATCACCCCTGCTAACGCTATCACGGGCATTAAGCCTTTCTCTCATGGAACCATTTTGAACTTGTAAATGCGACCAAATCATTTAGCAAGTATAGAATATAAGTAAACATCAATACCCAGACTGCATGACCATGGAGAGCCGTTTGAATCCAAAGAGCTATTGACATTAATCCTTGGGCTAACCAGAAATAATATGTAGCTCTAAACTTCTTAAGAGTCAATACTGCACCTGTTAAACCAATTGTAGCTGCGATTGCATCTAATACGGCTTGTGGTGATTGTAATAGTGTGTCAATTCCATAGGTTATAAGTAAGAAGGCTAAAAAGATTAAACTTGTCAACAGCAGATCATGTCGTTTCATCTTACGCGGTTGAAATTCTGTCTTATTCCAACTGAATGAGAACATAATAGGCAAATCTAAAAGCATAACATAAAATGCTTGCATAATAATATCGGAATAGTTACCCGTTACGGACGCTACATAGATTAACATGATAGCCGATACGAACCCGAGAATGCCGTTGATAGGTTTGCCGTTTGTAATTGCAACTGTACATGTAAATCCGATAACACCAGCAACAGTTGAAGTAATGGCTAATTCATTTACTCCACCCATAAAACCTACTGTGATTAAGAAGATCCACCCAATAATTAAAAGGATATAACTCGGCTTACTCCAACCACTCATTTGCTGTTTATACCAACTTGGTTTTAATACGTGACTTGCATTTGATAGTCTAAAATTATTCATTTTCTTCCTCCACTTTATCGTCTTCTACGTCTTCCATAAATGGCAAAAATCTTGGGTCAATAGCTGTAACTCTAATTATCATTGGTTCGTTCATCATTATTCTCCTTATTATTTGAAAGATGATCGTTGCTTAATTGACTTGATAGTTCTTTCATCAAATACCTCCTCTAGGGTGTTCTCGATATGTTCTGGGTATCGTTCATCACTCCAACTATTTATTTTGAATTCATTTTTGACCATGTCAGAATACGGCATGATATTGATATCACTGAAAGCCAGTGCATCATCTTTAATGTTTTGGATAAAGAAAACTCCCTTACAATTTTCTCTGGATAGGCTATCTATTTGAATCACCGTGGCGTTCATTCCTCGAATCGCCATATTGAATAATAGAAATGGAATGGCTCTATCTGATAATTCTTCTAACGTATGGTAGTGTTCGCTGGGCTTGTAATCCCATGGCAATTGTTTGGTACACATCTGATAATAGTGATCAATAACAATACCGCCAGTTCCTGCAGCTGGTTCGAAATACATATCAGAATCATCATTGTCAGTTAGTTTGTTTATTAGCTTAGAAATACTTTGTGGTGTAAAATCCTGTTTCTTTTTCTTGCGGTCTGCTGCCTCATCTTGGAAGTACATATGAAACCAATCAAAGCTCATATCAGTTTCATAAGCTAAAAATGATTTAAACAGCTCGGTACGTTTAGTCTTGTCCAGCATAATAGACAAAAATTTTTCTGGTGCTTTCCACGAATCATCAACGCCTATTAGTTCGTTGATAGTGTCCGTTTTTAACATTCGCTACCCCCTAAAATTTCCCGTATAATTTCGTTACGTTGTTCTGCCGTTAGTTCTCTTTTGGCAGCTTTAAATATTTGTGGTGTCTCTCCGTAATGTTTGCTCATCCACACAATCGTGCTCTCAATTGAACAGCCATGGCATTCAAACATGTATTGCATATAGTTTTTGTAGACTTGTTTATCATTCACTGAAACCATATCCCACCAACTCTCTTTTTATTTTTTGTGTCATGTATAATAAGTCTAAAAACTTATCAGAGGTAAAAATGGAAAACTCAAAATTTTACGTTAAAAGAATATTGTCATACGTATATCTTCAACCTGAGAAATCAGTCTCTTCAATCAAAGTATTAAATAAATTTAAAACACTTAACATTGACCAGTTAAATTCGATATTAAAAGATATGAAAAATGACGGTTATATTGAATTTGATGATGGAACACCAATGTATGAGGTCGGTAAAGTTGATGACGATAAAAATAATAAAACTACTAACATCTCAAGCGAAAAGCACCACATAATATTGACATTAGAAGGTCAACAAATTGCCGAAGAAAGAAAATATCTTGCAATAAAGACATTAAGGCAAATGGTTCTTCATCCTATAATCAACAGCATCATTTCTACTATCATCGGTATTATAATCGGCTGGTTAGTTCGCCCTTTATTCTAAGTACATAAATAGCCAATAATTGCACCAAGTACAACGATAGTTATTAAATATATAAAATTACTTCTGTTAATACCCATACCCCACCAACTCCTCATCAATAATTTTTAATGCATCTTCTGGACTTCGAGCTATGCCGTGAATAATACCGTGATTGGTTAGCATGTAATGAAACTGCTTTTGATCTTCACGAGCCCGTCCGTTTTTATTTTTAACTTCTATGTAAAATACTTCGCCGTTGTTAAATTTAAATCCATATAAATCGGGGTGCCCTTGTGGCAGTCCCGTATCAAAATACCTACCCGTGTCAGTTCTGACCTTACCCACGTTTGTTCTAAAAATCATACAATCATGAGCGCCCACAGCTACACGGATATCATTTTGAATCGCTGCTTCTGATTTAGTCATTAATGTTCCTTTTCTTTAGTGCTTAATTAAGCACTAACTTAGCACTAAATTAAGCACTAACTTTCTTTACTGCCCCAAGGGATTAACCTCGTTTTTAAGCACTAAGCACTAAAAATTTCCTACCCCTGTATAGGGTATATATAGGGTACCCTAAATAATAATAATAATAATTAGTGCTTGTAGTGCTTAATGTTCTCTATATAGCTTGGTACTGTAGGGGTTTGGACTTAGCACTAAGACGTTTTTTAGTGCTTAGTTAGTGCTTTTTAGTGCTTAATTTTTGCGGTAACCCCTTTTTGGAGATGTTATGTACTTCCATCCCTCTTTGTTATCCATCACGTACTTTATCTTTTTAGATAATCTACGATTCTTGACAAGATTGTCTTCACCTAAATATTTACCGATTTGTTTGCTACTTACGAATTTTTCGGGATAGCTCTCCAAAAATTCTTCAATCTGTGCTTCTACTTCATCCACATACATAAATTCTTTACGGTGCTTAGACAGGATAGCTTCTTGTGTCTTAGTTAATCCAAATGTAAATCCATGCTGATAATATGAAACAAATTCGCCCCATAATTGATTGATAAGATCATCGTTCAAATCATCGAACGGGGTCTTTTTTTGTCTACTTGCATTAACTTTGACAGGAAGAAATCTACGCTCACCTGTTCGATCTTTCAGATATGTCATTTCATTGGTAGTTCTTGCTAGAACAAAGTTCTTGTCATATCGAATTGACTCGTGACCGTATGGCGGTCTGTATTCTAATTCTTGTGCTGATACAAATTTTTTCAGTGCTTCGAAACTACTGCTATTCGTGGCAGTCATTTCATCATCGTTAGCGATCAATGAACGTAACATGACACTGAAATTATCCTTGTCCTTAAAATCGGTGAACTGGTCTGTGTACCATTCGCGGGCCATCTTCTTCAAAAAGGTTGTTTTTCCTGCTCCCTGTCCACCTACTAAATCAAGCACGAAATCGAATTTCGTTTCAGGTTCGTATACTTTTGATACGGCACCAGTGAAAAAAATCTTAGTAATCAATGTTGTAACGTCTGATTTTTCAACTCCCAGAAAATCTGGGAGTAAATCGGCTACACGTTCTTTTCCATCCCACTCCGTATATACGAAGTCGAAATAATCACGTACAGGATTGTATCGCCTTTTACGGGCGTCGTTCGTGATGGCCATCTGTAGAAGATTGCGATTGAAAAATAAATCGTACTTGTCCTCAATGTACCTAAGAACTGATGGATCGTAGTCATCAAGCATTTGACCTTTATCAATGCTAAGTTCTGGGACGTCTTTAACTACTCCGATTTCATGAGTGAAGTCATTGAATGCAAACAATGCTCTTAACGTCTTATCGTGTTCTAGTATCAAACCAATGTTTTTGAGACTGTTAGTCTTGATTTTTCCATCTTTGTTCAATGAAAAATTTAATGGCATCTCAACGACTTTTTGACTTCTCTGCATTTCCTGCAGTTTTTTTGCGTTCTCACTTAAATTGTTGCTCAATGTTGTGTACGTCCTCCCTTCTTCTGATTTCTTTTTTTACCATTGACTCGAATGTTCTTTCAAACTCGTTGGGCGATAATGATTTTTCAGTATTGTCATTAGCCAATAACGCAAGCTGGTGGGCTGTTTCTACTTCTACATTCCGATACAGCAGGCCACCTATGAAACTTGCTAGGGCGTTGTTCCTGCCGCCCGTTTCGCCAAGTCCGTTTACGATCTCTTCAAACAATTCAGATGTTGCGGTTTTATCTGTTGAATACGTTTGTCCGTTGTACCGTTGCTTGCCTGCTGGCTTGCAATTAATTAATTCAATTAATTCACGGCTAGGCGTCACAATTGGGTTATGGTTCAACCATTCGTATTGCTTGCCCTTGTGAACGCTTGGAGCTATAACAATGTAGTTATTAACATGTGCCTTGACGTCAACGCCTGGTAACCAGCCTATGTTTTGAGATACTTCAATATCGTTACGTTTGAAATAAATCAACTGCCTGCCACCGCTTGCTGTTCTCTGCTCTAACGTTGGTATTAACAAATCTTTGTGTTCGTATTCATCAATAGACTTAAAACCGTCATGACCGTGTGCATCAGCTGTATCGATATCGATAACGAAAAAATCAGTTGTTCGTATCGCAATCTGTGCAAACGGGTATTTCTTCCACAGCTCTCGAATCTCTGGTTCAGTCAATGCAGGTTGATCAGCGAACTTTATCAATGGTTTTTTGTTTAACATAGGGAGTACGCTCAAACCCTTGTGAGCATAAGCCACTGCATAATTAACTAAATTTTTCATGTTTCATCCCCGCTTGGGCATTCCACCCATTTGGCATGTTTAAGTGATACTGCACTGATTAACTGCTAGAATGGACGTTCGCCATTCTTATCGATGGGTGCATCTGCATCTGTTGGAGCTGGTGCATTTCCAAATGGTAAATCTTCATCTTTAATTTCAGGAGCCGTCTCTTCAAATGGGTCTTCTTTAACTTCTTCAAATTCATAAGTCTTGTATGGATATGCAGGATTGTTCTTGTTTTCTTTAAGAGTTAGATCCATATTGAATTGTTTGCCTTCACCTTTTTGGAACTCGTTAACCATTTCTTGAATGTCATCCCATGCTTCGTCCGATAGTGCTACGCCTAGCACTGCTGCCAAACTCGCAATTGTTTTAATATTTCTATCAATAATGAAATCTGGTAAAGGTTCACCATTTCTCTTTGTTTCATCTAAACTAACGTTGATAAATTCATTTTGCCCACTGTGTTCCCCTTCAATTACTTGTGCTCTAACTGATAATTGACCAAATTTAGAAGGTGAAATTGCTTCTGTTAGCATGTGATACTTGCCTGCTGGTAGTCCTTCGTATCCATTGATTTTGTCATTCTTTGGGTCAAATCCTTGTGCTTCTAGTGCGTTCTTTCTATCTCTTAAACTCATATTTATTTACCATCCTTATTATTTGTTTGTGTTTGTGCGGGCATGTCTTTGACTAATGCTCCTGGTATTGCTGATAAAATTCTTAAAATCTGTGGATCATCAATTTCAGATTGTTTGTACTTGCGTCTTATATCAGTAACTGTTTGAATGTATCGAGTACCTAAGTGTTGAGTACGAATAACAATGTCACAGTTACCATTTACCACGTTGTAATACTTATCTTTCAACGCTGGTGCGGGTACTGGGTTATCGTTCGAGTCGGTTCTCATTACTTCACGGCTGATATAAACAACGTTCATTTTTAATGCCTTTAGATCGATAACCAATTCTTGAAGCATTGAGTTAAACATTGAATAGCCTTTACCGTACGGAATATCAGACAACGATTTAACATTGTTCTCCATGCATATTGCTTGCTCAATCAATACAGTCACATCTTCAATAACATCAATGACTACTGTCTTGAATGAATGCTGTTCCGTCCGCAAAGCTAAAATATATTTATCTAAAATATCAATGACTGATTCTGTGATCTTTCCTTGTGCGTTAACTTTGTTTTGCAATGCAATAGTAGGACGAGTACCAGAATTCTTTTCATTACCGTCAGTACTAAATACGATAGAGTCTGGAAAGTATGAAGCTAGGTAACTCTTACCAGACATGGTTGCACCCCAGATAAAGAAATTTCTAGGCGTGTTGTGTGGTTGGTGCGGTTCGTTCTTTGGTAGTATAGTCATTTATTTCCTCCTAATTGAATATTCATATAGTAATTTCAAGAGTTCTTTTTCATCTCTTCCAACGCCGTTAAACATCGTATTTATACGGCAATTAAGCATTAACGAAACCTTTGCAATTGGAAGTGGCGAATGACCTTTGTAAACCCACAATTGTTGATTTGGTCTTTCCGTATTACTTGTTCCATATTCGGTCCTGTACCCAAGGTTTTCTATATTCTCAATTAACGCTTCTGTACTACGCATCATTTGATAAATCCTCTTTTCTTTCCGTAGTAATAAATCCATCCTTTTTTGTAATTCTTGAATTCAGCAAATGCTTTTATCTCTGCCATATTCTTCAATTGGTTTGGCGTCTTATCTGCTACTTTGGCAGCTAGATTGTTGTTCATGATCATATGGGCTTTTCTTAACCGTTCCTCTTTAACTTTTTCAAGTTTGGCATCTTCTACTACTTCTAATTCCTTTTCCTCGGTCAATTCAGCACCACAGAAAGGACATTTATCACCCTTGCGGTAAAACGTCATGAAACACTTTGGACATACCGTCACTGATTTAACATCACTGCGGTCATTGCTACGGTTCGTTTTTTTTGAACCCTCAAGTTTCCATTCACGGTTTTCCGTAGGAAGTCCAAACCTATTCACATTGCCAACGTGGTCGATAATGATAGCTGTCTTGCCTTCACGTGGATTCATGCACCGCATAGCGAATTGCAGGTACAACGATAGTGACTGTGTGGGACGTAGCATAATTACACAATCCACGTTTGGAAGGTCAAGCCCTTCGGTAAATAATTCAGCATTGGTTACAACCTGTATCTTTCCGTTTCGATAATCTTGAATTATCTGGTCTCGCTCGTCCTTTGGTGTTTTACCACTGACTGAACGGGCTGTTATCCCATGATTATTTAATTCTTTCGCTAATCGTTCAGCACTAGCCACGTTGTAGGCATATGCAATAGCCTGTTTGTCGCCTGCTAGTTTCTGAAATGTCTTCACGGCGTTTCCATACACCTTAGGTTTGAACGCCTTAGCGATAGATTTTTCATCAAATTCACCGTTGCGCTTTACTTTCAGCTGATCAACATCCAATTGTTTTGGTGCATAATAATCGACTGGTGCCAGGAAACCATCACTGATCAAGTCTTTAATGGTATTGCCAAGTATCAAATCGTCAGCCACATCATCAAACCCGCTACCATCCAAACGGTAAGGCGTGGCAGTAAAAAGTAATTTCAATGCATTAGGAAACGTATCAAGTATTCTCATGTAGCTTTTAGCTTTAACGTGGTGCCCTTCATCAACAAAAATTATTGATGGTGGTTTTAACTTGTCTACGTGTCTTGTTATGGTTTGTACCATTCCAATTTTCGCCAATGGCATGTTCACGCCTTGTTGTTTGAATGTAGATATCACTTGGTCAACGATCTCTTTACGGTGGACAACAAACAAAATACGGTTACCCTTGTCTGTTGCACGGCGAGCGATTTCAGCCATGATTACCGTTTTACCCGTTCTTGGCGGTTGCTGAACGATTATGGAACGATTACCACGGTCGAAAGACTTATAAATATTGCTTATCGTTTTGAGCTGGTACGGTCTTAACTCAAACAATATTTATCTAATCCTTACAGACGAGCTAGTTTTCAATTCAGCACCTGGCACGTCTTTCCCTTCCTTTAAAAGTGACGAAATTCTTTTCTTATCCATAACCTGTTTGGTTTCAAATAGATAAGCGGGAATGTCATGCTCATCCACAATGCTTACTGAAGGATTGTTTTTCTGAATGTAGATAGTAAACTCTGGAGTTTTGATCTTAGGCGTGGAAGTTTCTTCCATAGCAATTTGCAAGTTCTCCTTTAGTCGCTTGCGATTGTTTGCAATGACATGAGCCCGTGCATTAAGGCGTTGTGCTTCTTCTTTTAGTGCAACTTCGTCCTTTGCCAGTTCCTTATCTACCTTTGCGTATCCGACAGCTTTGTCTTCAATGGCATCAGTGATACTGTCCATTGTGTCGTGATACAGTGTTGGATCTGAATCCTCTGCATACTCTAGTAATTTTTTATAATTACCAGTTAATTCATATAATGTGGCCATTTTTATCTCTCCTTGATTTCAACATGTTCGATTGAATATTCAACAAATCGATTAATAATTTGCCGAATTGGCATACCCGTTTCGGCCTTCAATTCAACAATTTTTTTATAGAGATCACTATCAATAAATACCGGTTTTGAATAATTTTCTTGTGCCTTTGGTTGTTTTTCTAATACTAATTTTTCTTCCTTCATATTTAACGTTCCTCCGTGTTATACTGTGAATGTATATTTATTTTATTTGTGTCCGTCCCCATTGCCGTGGTGATGGACTTTTTTATTTGGTGCAACTCGTTAGCTTGTTGAATGTACTCTGCTTTGTTCCGCTTCGTAGGCATCCAGTTATAAGCGTGTCTAGCTTTGTAGAATTCAATAGCTTTATCGATCAATACATCTAATTCATGTTCCATTGCTTTAACTCCTCCTTAGTACGGTTCATCTCGTCCACAAGTTTGAAATAATCGTGGACAACAGTACCGTATGTTAGTTTTTTCTTAACGATCCTGTCCCTAAATTCTTCCCATTGACATTTTGCATAATAGGCATCCGTCAACTTATCTATTGCGTTCATCTCTATAACCTCCTAAATATTCCATTGATACATCAAAAATCATTGCAAGCGTGTGGAAGTCATCAATCAACATTGGTACATCTCCACGCTCCCAGCCATGAATTGTGGAAGGACTGACATGAAAATATTCAGCTAATTGTTTCTGCTTTATAGATTGTTCTCTTCTTAGTTCTTTAATCCTGTTGTTCATTACCATCACCTCTCTCTGGTCTAGTTAGTGAACCGTATCGTGTTTCATCTTGTAGCCATTCATCAAAACCTGGCATAATAATCACATCCTTTGGTATAATTTTTAGGTGTTTATTTTTTAACAAAATTACTGAATATTCATGTGGCATGCTGACTGGTTCACCGTGTTTTTTTACTAGTTCCCAATCGCGATATTCCCCACATTCAATAATCTCTGGACTAAAAGTCAACATCATTTCTAGATGTCTAACTTTCTTTTTTAATTCTTTAATTTCATCTTCAGAATTCATGTTTTCACCTCCTAGAATCCAAAAATATGTTTCTTAATGTTTTCCCACGTTTTGTATTTAGTAAATAAGTACGTGATCAGACCAGTCAATACTCCAGTAAAAACTGGTAACCACACGATTATTGGTATAGAAATCATTACTTTGTCCTCCTATTGATTTATTTCAGCAAAGTGTTCCTTCATGAATTTTCTAAATCTACCAGGTTCAAAACTCCAATAACGACCGTTGTATTTCTCACCGTCCACAGGATCGTTCGATGAATAATGAACACAGCCTCCGAATTCAGTTGAAAGCTCTTTTTTATATCTAGGAACAAACAAAACTTTCTCTTTGAACCAATTGATATCGTGGTGGTAATGGTCCTTTAAATCTTTTGGAGTCCACCAGTAATCGTCATCTTTGAGTGCTTGATATTCTTCGAAATCAGCTTTACTGATGATCACTTTATCTTCTGGTATTTCCATTACTACAGTTGCCGTTATTTTTTGCATGTTCATACCTCCTACATTCCAAGAATTTTTTCAATTTGCTTTCGTAATTCTCTAGATTTAGGTGTCATGTCACCTTTGATTGCTCTATTGAGTTGTTGAGGATTAGCATTAATTTGTTCTGCAAGTTCTCGTTGTGTAATATGATTTTTAATAAGTGCAATCTTGATTGAACTTTCTAATTCATACGCAACTTCTGCAATTTTTTCTTCTGGCATACGATCAACTCCTTTCTATTGATATAATTTAATCAATCCATATATATTCGAGGTGAAATTATAATGCGTTTAAACCAGGATTGTGTTCGTGACGTTATGCTTTATATTGAAGATAAAGCTGTTTTTGGAAAATTCTTGTTCCTAGACGAATTTCTAGAAGCAAGTGAATTATCCAACTACGAGAAGGATACAATTAAATATGTTCTTGCTAAGTTAGACGAAACCAATTACTTAAAGTCATCTATTCAATGGGTGAACGGTGACATTTATTCATTTAGTACTGGCATGATTACTTGGAATGGTCATAAATTTTTAGACACAATTCGTGATAATAAGGTATGGAGTAAAACTAAATCCATCACCAAAGATTTCGCGTCTGTTTCTATTTCTTTGATTGAAAACATAGGATCAAAAGTTATTGCCGAGATGATTTTGAATCAAATGGGTAATCCTTAACTAGAAACACCCGACCGTCTATATATATGAATACTTTTTTTGAAGGCTTACATCCCGCTCGTTGTAGGTCTTCTTTTACGTTGTTCTTCTTCCATAAAACCAAAGACAAGTCGTTAGTATGACCGACGCTCAGCGGTATCCATTGGTTGAAAAAATTTTTATAAAAGTAAATGAAATCGTATCTTTTCACTGATAGGTCACCTGCTCCATCCATTAATTTGTTCATCAAACGTCTATAAGATTTTTAACTGCTGATCTGCAAGAAATTTATTTACGAAGTATTGTTGTCCTTTACCGGTAACCTTAGGTGTTTTAGTAACGACAGTTACCCCATCACCGTTAACGTGGCTCGATTCCTTGATCTTGAACAATCCCATTTCCATCGATTTTTGAGTTGGAGAATTATAATCTGCGCCTTTACGCTTGATTAAGTACCCGTTATCTCTCATCCATTGGAATAAACGTCTTGCACCTGTATCAACGCCATTTCCTTTGATGATTTTGGCAAGATCACCAACTAAGATAGTGGTATGTGATGTTGCTACCGAATCTGCAAATATCGCTTTGGGTTTCATTAGTTCAAGCTGTTCTTGTTGGTCGGCTGCTAACCGTAAAGCTTCGGCCATTGTTGACGGAACTTTAAAACCGCCAGTTTTTATTTGATCCTCCATCTTGTTAAAAGCTTCAATATATCGCATTTTGAATTTAAGAGCTTTCTTGCCTGTGAATCCCATTGCTAGCAATGTAAAACCATCTCGGCTCATGTAAATTACGCGGTATGGTTGTCTATTTTGAGGATGAATATATGTATCTTCATAAAATAGGTCTGCCCAATTTTCGGCCACCCCCTCTTTTAAGTTGTCGATCGCCTTTAATACATGCTTGTGGCTTTTATCAAACGTTTCCGCAACTTGTAAACTGCTAGTCACTGCTTGCTGATCTTTCATAATTACTAAGTTGTTCATTTCATTCATCTCCTTTTTTTATATTCGTACTGCCTATATACCGAGGACTTTTTCAATTTGCTCACGTAACTCACGTGACTTGGGTGTCATGTCGCCTTTAATAGCTCTATTCAATTGTTGTGGATTAGCATGAATTAGTTCGGCTAATTCTTTTTGAGTCATATCTCGATTCAATAATTCAACTTTGATTGATCGTTCAATGTCATATGCTACCTTTGCGAATTGTTCTTCTGGCATAAAAAAACATCTCCTTTCTGTTGTTATACTTTAGTTATCCCAAAATATTAGAGGTGAAATAAT